CGGGGCATCTGCTGCTGTGGGGCAACGCGTTCGTCGAGAAGGTCCGCGACCCTGTGACTGGGCTCGTCACCGAGCTTTGGCTGGTCGATCCGTCGTGCGTGACGGTGGAGTGGGACTCGCGGTTGCGGGCGAAGCGGTTCGTGTCGGACTCGACGCAGCCGCCGCGTCGGTGGTCGGACGAGGAGATGCTGCACATCACGGCGTGGTCGACGGACGGGCTGATCGGCCGGTCGGTGCTTCAGTGCCGTAACGCGTTCGGGTCGGCGTTGGCGCGGGACGAGTTCGAGGGGGACTTCTATAAGCGCGGGTTGCAGCCGTCGGTGGTGGTGCAGCATCCGGGGGTGCTGAACGAGGACGGTGCGAAGAACCTGCGGACGTCGGTTGAGGCGGCGCACGGGGGTACCGGGAAGATGTTCGGGACTCTGGTGTTGGAGGAGGGCGCGACCGTCGAGCGGCTGACGATGCCGTTGCGTGATTTGGAGTTCATCGCGTCGCAGCAGCTGACCCGCACGGATATCGCGGTGCTGTTGAAGATCCCGCCCGCTTATCTGGGCGGCACCACCGGTGACTCGCTCACGTACGCGACGGTGGAGTCGAATCAGATCCAGTTCACGCAGAACGCGATCGCCCCGTTGACGAACGCGATCGCGAAGTCGGTGTCGTCTGACCCGTCGATTTTCCCGTTCCAGTCCTGGTACGCGGAGCATGTTTTGGAGGGGCTGATGCGGGCGGACGCGAAGTCGCGGGCGGAGTTTTACAAGCTGCTCGACGAGGTCGACGCGATCACCCCGAACGAGATTCGGTCGAAGGAGAACATGCCGCCGTTGCCTGACGGTGATCGCACGGCGAGCGAACGGAAAGCGGATTTGACGCCTGCGACGATCGACGCGGAACCGGCGGTGCCGGTGCTGAACGGCAACGGCCAGGCTGCGCTGCCGGCCTCCACGAACTAGACCGTCTACGCGCCGATAGGCGCGGCCGATGGAGCAGAACGCGTTCTTTGACGCGCTCGCCGACGTACCGAACCTCCGGTCCGTGCAGTTCACGGACGTCGAGATGGTCGAGGCGGGCCAGGGCTACAAGTTCGACGGGATCGCCGCCCCCACCGGGATCTCCTCCGACCTGGGGGATTTCACCGAGGAATACGAGCGCGGCGCGTTCCGCAGGTTCCTCGTGGCGTGCAAGGACAACGTGCCGTTCCTGCATGAGCACAACCCGCGCGACCTCCTCGCGACCACCCGCAGCGGCCGTCTGAAGCTGGAGGAGGACGGCGCCGGGCTACGAGCTCGAGCGAACGTCGTCAGGACCGATCTGAGCGAGCGGATCAAGGCGCTCGTCGACTCCGGGGACATCGGCGGCATGTCGATCGGGATGATCGTTGGTCGCGGGAACGCGAAGATCGAGATGCGCGGCGGGAAGCCGCATCGGCGCATCCAGAACCTTCGGAAGCTTCTAGACGTCTGCACGACGTTCGACCCGGCCTACGTGACAACGGAGGCGCAGTTCAGGTCGATGACGTTGCAGCTTGCTGACTCCCCCGCGTCGTTGCAGCAGCTCCTGGTGGGCGCGTACCCGCAGCTCCAGGCAGAGGGCGACGACACGGTCGGTACGGAAGAGGAGCCGGCGCCCGCCGACGAGCCGGACGTTCCCGACGGGGACACGCCCGACGACGGCACAAGCGACGAGGCCGGGGCGTCCGAACATCGTTCGGTCGCAGCAGCGCAGCGGCGCCTGCAGTTGCTCATCTACGAAACGGGAGGAACCGAACGTGTCTGTCCGTAGAGACGACGTTCTCGCCCTGAAGGAGCAGCGCGCGCATCTGCTGAACGAGATGCAGGCGAAGTTCGCTGTGACGATGGACGAGGCCAGAGACTTCACCGCCGAGGAGCAGGCGGAGTACGAGAAGCTCGAGGGCGAGTTCCGGTCGACCACGCAGCGGTGGCAGACCGCGGAGGAGCTCTACAACCAGGAGAAGGAAGTCAAGAAGGCGCTCGACACGCCGATCGAACTCCGGCTTTCGGACGACGACGACGTGCCGACGACACTCGGCGAGTACCGGGCGAAGAACAGTCAGCAGCGTGTCCAGGACACCCCGGAGTACCGGATGGCGTACTGGCACTACCTGACCGTCAAGTCGCTGTCGGAGCTCGACATCGAGGAGCAGCGCGTCCTGTCGAAGGCGTCCGCTGGTGCCGGCGCGAACCTTGTGCCGACCGACTTCTACAACCAGATCATCAACATCCTGCGGTTCACCGGGCCGATCAACCAGCTCGCGCAGACGATCACGACCGACTCGGGCGAGACGATCCAGGTCCCGACGGTGTCGTCGCATGGTGTCGCGACGTGGACGGCGGAGAACGCGGCGTACACGGCGTCGGACGAGGTGTTCGGCCAGGTGTCGCTGAACGCGTTCAAGGCCGGCCGCACCGTCATCGTGTCGGAGGAACTCCTCACCGACGCCGCCTTCGGGCTCGACGGCTACCTGTCGCAGGAGCTCGGCGAGTCGATCGGGCTGCTGGAGGAGACGGCGTACGCGGTCGGTGACGGTTCCGGGAAGCCGATGGGGATCGCGAACGCGTCCTCGGGCGTGACGGTCGTGCAAGCCGCCACGGGGAACTCGACGTCGTTCACCTACTCGGCGCTGGTGGCGTTCATCTTCTCGCTGCCGTACCAGTACCGGCGGAACGCGTCGTGGATCTTCTCGGACACGGGTGTCCGGAACTTCTACACGATGGTTGACGGGCAGCAGCGTCCGCTGTGGGCCGTGAACACCGCGCTGGATCAGCCGGACACGTTCATGGGCTACCCGATCTACTCGAGCCCCGACCTCGCGGCGGTCGCTGCGTCGGCGAAGTCCGGGATCTTCGGGGACATCAACCGCGGCTACATGATCCGCCGCGTGAACGGGTTCAGCCTGCAGCGCCAGAACGAGCTGTATTCGAACAACGGCCAGGTCGGGTTCCGCGGGTTCGAGCGGGTCGACGGGCGTGTGGTGCTCGCGGACGCGATGCGGGTGCTGCAGAACTCCGCGACGTAACCGAGGGAGGTCGAACAAGCCGATGGCAGAGAAGAAGGCAGAAGAGCACACGCTCGAGGAGACGATCAAGAAGGCTCCGGGGATCGAGCCGGGGAACGTCTTGGCCTCCGCGGTGGTGCAGTCGACGACCGACAAGACGCCCGCCGAGGCGGACAAGTCGTCGTTGCCGAACGCGATGGACGCGAAGCCGGAGGACCCGCCTGTGAGGGCGTCGAAGCCGGACACGCCGATCGCGCAGACCCTCACGGCCGGCGCCGGGGCGCATACGCCGCCCGACCCGGACGAGTACGACAAAGAGGGACGGCCCCGCGAGGTTTCCGAGGGCTAAGCGGCACAGGTGGGCGTCAGCGGGCCTCTCGGGTTCGCTGACGCCCACGGTGGCGCAGGCCGATAGGCGCAGACGATGAGCACCGCTGTCGCGAAGAGCGGATTCCGGGAGGTCCAGATCGAGGCCACGGTGCTCGGTCCGTGCAAGCACTGCGGTGTCGGCGCGGAGTTCTGGACCGCCGAGCCTTGCAACCCTGGTGACGCTCACGAGCCGACGTTCACTCGTCCGCTCGGTGTCGTGTCCCGCTGGCACAAGAGCCCGTTCGTGCGTTTCTGGTGGCGGATCACGGGACTCGGGAGGAGTAGCTGATGGCAACGGTCGTAGTGAACGGCGGGCTCGACATCGTCACGAATCGTTTGAAGGGCTCGGGCACTGAGCCTCTGAACATTGGGTGGGGAACCGGCGCGGGCACTGCCGCGGTCGCCGACACGACGCTCTTTACCGAGAAGCTGGTGGACCTCTCGACATCTGCGGGCACCGACCACACGGCGGGTACGAGCTCGAGAGTGACGACGAACACGACGAACGACACGTACCAGGTCGTCGGTACGCGTACCGCGACCGGCGCGGGCACCGTGACGAACGCGGGCCTGTTCGACGCCGCGTCTGGCGGCAACCTCTTTTTGAAAGGCGACTTCACCGGGATCGGGCTCGCGTCGGGTGACTCGATCGCGTTCACGATCAAGGCGATCTTCGACAACTGATGAGGGTCGCGCTCGGAAGCCTTCTGCTTGCCGGCTTCCTGGTGCTCGGCGCGTCAGCGGCCACCGCGG